ACAGTTTTGTAACAGTGATTCGGCAACCAGGCACGGGGTAAGTGTCCGAGGTCACACCAGTCCACCGCTTGCGAGCCAAGACATTCACCACCAAGGCATCATCCGCCCACAAACCAGCATGAGTCAAAGCATCCTCAACACCGCGAATAAGTTTCGATAGATCGGGAGTGCCAGCAGGATAAAGCGCCCACTTAGAGGACTTGGGCTTTTGGATATAGAAGGTGACCTCAAGCTGTAGAGGTTCAGCGATAGGCTCACCCATCTCTAAGCGCATCATCTCATGCTTGGCTGCTAGAGATACCGCAGAGCGCCATGCTGGGAGATACTTGCTCGCCTCATAAAAGCGCCCTCCTCGCCCAGGGCTTTTTGAGCCTTGAGGAGAAGGGCGGCCTTCAACAAGAAATGAGATCAAAAAGGCATCTCATCGATGATTTGGGTTGCCGACTGAACCGGCTGAGGGGTGTTGTTGCTAGGGGTGAAAACAGTGCCATTGATAGACACCTTCACCGACTGACCAGGGTTGCCATCGCGATCCAGCTTCACCGAACCATCAGCATTAGTCCACTTGTCAATGGTCGCAGATAGAGAGCCAGAGAAAGTGCCTTCAGCGCCCTCGCGGAAACTCACAGGGTTCTCAAACCAAGCGGTGTAGCGGCGAGTGATAGTTGCCCCATCCTTGCCCTTAGCGAACTCGGTAACCTCAACACCCTTATCCTGAAAGAACAAGCGAGTGGCAGTGCCGGTGACTTCGATGCGAGCCATTAGAAGCCCCCCTTGATGATTGGGCCAGTAGGCAGATTGCGAGCCTTCTTAGCCTTTCGAGCTGCCGCCTTCGCCTTATGAGTAGGCCACAAGATGCGGTTAGATGATTGTGCCATTAGTTTCCCTTTCTAAGAGAGTCATTGTGTATCACTGGAGAGATGGCTCAACTCACAGCAATCAGTATGGTTACAAGATCGCAACCCAATTAAAGGATGCCCATTAACCAGCGGATTGTCAAATTGGTCAAACTCAGTCCCAGGCAAACAAGGCTTCCTGTGACCATAACTAATCGACTTAGCTGGGCGAGCTCGGCAAGAAACACAAAGCAAATCAGTCCGCTTGCGCTTGTCAGGGGAAACCACCCAAGCCAAACCACAGCGCACACACCTCGCCTTGTCCTCAAACCAATCCACAACTAAACCTTAGCAAAGTATCTTTAGCAATACCAGCCCAGCCAGAAGGCTCTCGAGGGAAGAGAATGGCTTAAGAATCAGACCACTCTCAAAAACCCAGCCATATAGGACTGTCGGGATTTGTTCATGGGTGAGGTCTTGCGATGCTCACAGTCTGCGCCAGAATAAACAGTTACAAGGCAACCAGGCAGACTCTATTGGAAGCACCGCTTATTCTCTGCTGTTCTCTCAACAGCTTTGCCCCGATCTACCGCTTCACCTATTTGCAGGGCGCGCGATATCGGCAGCCTCTAAAGCTCGATAACCGGCAGGGTGAGTGTCGGGAAGTTGACTTAGTGTCAGGCTAACAGGCGCTGCCCTCTGACAACCTGCTACACTTAGAGATGTCGGTTCTAAGTGTTTACAGGACTCCCCCAGTTGAATGGCTGGGGGATTTCTCTTTATTAAGTTGGCTCTACTATAGCACCCTGTTTTTATCCACAGGATTCAACAGAGTTGTCCACAAGCAGATCAGAACCCTCAAGCAGAATCCGCAAGGCCAGTTCAGCCTGTTGAGGAACAACACCATTACCGCAAGCCTTCAGCTGCTCATTGCGAGTCAGCCCAATCTCAGGGTCACAAATCCAGCCTTCAGGCAAGCCCATCATCCACTCAGTGAACCAGGGTGACAGCCGGTGAGCGCCCTCTTTGCCATCTGGCAGGGTTGGTGCAGGGGCAGGGCGATTCATAACCACTTCCCAGCGCCTAATGGCTGGCTCGAACTTGCCCCAGTTGGTCGAGTCTAAGACTTCAGTATTTAGAGGCTTGGTATTGCGATCGAACTGACTAGGGCCGCCGGTGTTCTTAGCATCCTGAGTTGTTACAGTAGGCAGCAGGTCATTGACTACTGTTTCGCGGATATTGGCATAGCCGCCAGGTGTGCGCTCTTTGCTCTCGGCAATCTTCTCAGCACTTCTAGCTGGCAAGTGATCCATGGTGTTCGGGGTAGGCATCAAGCGAAGCACCTCGATGTCGAGGCTAGGGCCATGACCATTGCCATTGCCATGCTTAGACTTCATCTTGTCAGTCCACTCATCCCACTGCTCGACAGTCTTGCCGCGCCCCATGTCATTGACTGCTGGAGTCGGCAACCCTTGTGGCAGTGATGAAAACTCGGAATCGGCTGTGAGGTGCGCCGGCATCGGAAGCGCGAACACTTGTCCATTTCGCATCATACCCGAGGTCTGCCAGGCTTCCGAGAACAGCTCCCAATGCTCGCAAAGAAGGCTCGCCATTGGCTTCTCCCATACACCACGGGCAGGATTCCAAATCTGAATGGGCTGTTGCGCTAAGTAGGCCTCGGACATTTTCAATAACCACCAATCTTGGATTTAGTTCTTCGATAGCTCTGGCAAACTCAATCCAAAGCCCTGATCTTGTTCCCTCTTTCAGACCTGCTCGCTTACCAGCAAGGCTCAAGTCTTGGCAGGGGAAGCCACCTGTGAGGATGTCTACTGATTCGACTTGGGTGAAGTCCACCAGACTGACATCGCGATAATTTGGAACACCTGGAAAGTGCTTCTCAAGAATCTTGGAGGGCGCGGCATCCCATTCGCAATGCCAGACCACCTCTGCGCCAGTGACATTGGCAACCGCATTGTCCAGACCGCCATAGCCACTGAAGAGTGAACCGATTTTCATTGTCTTTTCCCTTTCGACAAGAACTAATGTAGCACAGTTACACAGCAAGATTGACAGAATGAATAAAGAAATGCTAAATTAGACTTAGGAAATCGAAATTAGCCTAATAAACACCCCCTGAAACCTAAGTAAGGGGGTTTTTATTTATCCGAAAGATAAGCACTTCGCTCAAAGAAGTCATCTAGCAGATACCAGCGACCCTCTGTTGCATACCAAACAGGCTCAAAATCAGGGTCTTGCCAGCGGTCAATCTTCCAACCATTCTGGCGCGCATAGTCAGCCATCTCAGCATCCGATTCAATGCGGCTGTTTAGATCTGAGCAGAGAACAATGATGTTGCTCGGGCGGTCTAACAGCTTCGATCCGCCCATGCCTCGCCCAGCGCGGTGCTGTGGACTTAGGCGCTCGGTTTCGCCACAGTGGATGCATGACCCATCTCGGCGCAGGAACTTAGCCCAAGTTTTCTGATTCATTCCAGTCATCCTCCTGCAACTCCATAAACTGCATCTCAATCCAGAACAGCACAGTAAACCAAAAGCCGGTGGTGAAGGCCGCGACAAGGGCAATCAGCGACAGCATCCACAAAAGCAACACAATCATCCTGCCCTCCCAAGGGTTTTGATTTCAGTTTCAATCATTCTGGCAGCGGTCTGGGTGGACATCTGCGCCAACTCCAACTGCTTCAGCTTGGTTTTAACTCGGTTATAGGTTGCCTTTGCTAGGTCTGCCTCTAATCGGGCATCAGCGGCTTGTAGGCGCGAGATGGCGGTGCGGTCAGCCACTGTTCCCTGAGCATTTATGAAAGCCAACTGTAGGGTTTTCTCATAGTGGTTTTCCGCATCAGCAAGTTTGACCTCGGAGTCATACAGCACCCCGAGGCCTTTCGCCATTTCAGTTTGTATGTCTTGGAGGCTCTGGATTACTTGGCTTGGAGTATTCATCTCGCTCGAACCTTAGTGCGCGGTCAAAGAGGTCAGGCTTGAGAGCATCGGCAGAGTTGAGTTGCCCATCAGCAAGATGCTCACTGTGCAATTCCTTTAGTTCCCTGAGCGATGCCCACAGAATCGCTCTGTCCACCGGCAGCATTGCCATAAGCCTTGATCCTTTCTAGGATTTCGCCTGGCACTCTAGCCGCGACCGCTTGACTGTATAGTTTGCGGAGGTCATCCACCGCATAAGTCAATGCTAACTGTTCAGCCTCGCCAGCCCAATCTCTGGTCGCTTCATAGCTGAAAGAGTCAGGGTCAGGTTCATCGGTTGGCAGGGCGAGAACTTGAAGCAAGAAGGTGCGAAGAGCCACAGACATTGCCTTAGCGGTTGCCTTGTCACCCGAGTCGAAAGCCTCAGCAGAAACCGAGCCAACAATCGGGTCACCATCCAGCCCATAAATACCGAACTGCACAATCAGGTGAACCACATTGACAGTCGAACCCTTAGCAGTGAGGGCGGTTGAATGGTTTGCCTCTTTGATTTCTGGCAGGATAAAACCGCCAGCCGATCGCAGAGCAGGGCCAACCTTGTTGACCACAGCATCAATGCCTCGGAAGTTGAAGCCCTGAGCAGAGTTGCGGTCGCGCTTTGCAACCCCCTGCACCGACTCCATGACAGCCAGAATGACCTCGCGAGCATTAGCCATTAGTTCGCACCCTTCTCAATGACAGCCTCATCCGAATAGATAGTGGCTGACAGTCCAGCAATCTGAATCCAGAAGACATCAGGCTTGTCGCGGACATCACCGACAGCGGTAACAACACCCTGGACACCAGTGATGCCATAGCGAGCGGTGTGGATTGACACAAAGACCAAATCCCCTAGCAGAATATTCATTTGTTTCCCTTTCCCTTTTCAACTGTGACATAGGGCGCACCTGCGCCGCGCTGTTGCCTCTTAGCAACAACAAACTTCTCGCCATCCACCTCAATGAAAGCAGTCCTAGCCTTGCCCATCTGATCAAGAGTTCGGCTCTTGAGTTCGGTCAGGGTGACTGTCAGCTCATCAATCTGTGTAGCGATGTTCACTAAATCTATACCAAGCAACTCGGCAATTTCAACTTCACTGCCATCAATCTCAGGGTTCACCTTGCGCTGGGCTTCGAGAGTAGAGGTCGCACCATCAAACTCTGGTGGGCGCAACTCAAGCACTCGGCGGTGGAAATCCTCGACCTTCTCGCTGATATAGTCAGCCTCGAACTGGTCAAAGACAATCGGAAACTCCATATAACTAGAGCCAGCAAGCGCGGCGATAAAGCCCTGCTTGAAGCCAGTGACATTGAAGTAGTGAAAGACCTGCGCGCGGTAGCCAATAGGTGGCTCACCGCCCCAGTAGTCGCGACTGAACTTGATTTCGACAATGCCCCACTCGCCTGTGTCGCGGTGCTTGTAAACCGCATCCATGTTGGCATGAAGGTAAGGCTTGCTTGCGCTGGCATAAGTGCCGACAGTAAACACCTCAAGCTCTGGGTGTTCCTCAGCAAAGATTTCCAAGATAGGTGACTCGAGTTTTGTTCCCAAGCGCATAGACATAGAAGGCTCAACCTTGTCATCTATCTGGCCTGTTGCCTTATAGTAGCGAGCCAGTGGGCTTTCCCAAGGCGAGAAGCCACAGATAGCTGCCACCTGTGAGCCGCCGATTGCGCCTGGCTGGTTGCGAAGTTCATGCCAACCGGCTGATCCATTCTCAAAATCGCCAAGCAGGACAGCATCCCCGAGGGTCTGAGCAGTTAGGTGTTCAATCATTAGTTCCCCTTTCACTCATAGGCTAAGGGATGCCTCGGACATTTGGCAAATAGCCAGAAAGAAACTAACCTGAAGTAATGATGCCATTTGCCTTCAGCGACAAAGACCAAGAGCGAGCCTACCTTGAGCTGATGGTTGCCATTCAGAAGAATGATGGTGTCGAGTGCGCCCAGTTTCCAGACATCTTCTTCCCGAATGACTGGGAAACCGGCACAAGGGCTGATGACCTGTTAGCAAAGACAGTTTGTAACCGATGCCCTGTCAAGATGCTTTGCCTCGAGTATGCGCTGATTGCGGAAGATGAGCAAGGCACTTGGGGAGGTCTCACCGCTTTCGAGCGCAGACAGTTGAGAAGCCTAAGTAAGCGCTAAGGCTTTAGTTCCTCGTCATCATCTGAACCAAAGTCATCCCAGTCAACCTCAGTCATCTGAGAAGTAGCAACCGCTTCCTTGACTTCCTTGTTGTCCTGCTTGGCAACCGCAGCGCGGAAACCCTTTTCGATATCTTCGTGGCTGATATTGGCATCCCAAGCCAACTGCACACCAAGATAAATGATGATGCCTGAGAACACAGTTGCGACACCAATGATGCCACCCATGAACCAGCCGACAGTAGCCGAGCCAGCAGCCATGCCAGGGATGAAAGCAAAAGCGATCACACCGATTGAGCGGATAAGAACTTCTTTGACCTTTTTCATTTTATTCCTTACAGGCGCAGGTCGCGCAGTGCTTGACTGAGGCAGGGGTGACAGTTGTCGCATCCGCTTGGGCAGGTGCTTTTTTTTCGGCAGCAATCATCTTCACTAGGAAGGTGTGAGGGTCATAGACCTTGCCCGAGATTCCACCGCCGCTAGTTAGCGAGAGAGTGAAGTGCAGGTGGACACCTGAAGAGGCTGAACCTGAAGTGCCAGCGCCACCGACCGACTGACCAGACTTGACCGCTGTGCCAACCTTCAGCGGTGACTGCTTGTCCATGTGGCAGTAAATGAAGAACCACTTGCCAACCTGAATCTCAACAACCCAGCCAAGGACATCCGACCACTTGTTTAGGGTGACCTTGCCATCGCCCACAGCCTTCAGCGGTGTGCCAGCTTTGAAGCCATTGTAATCACAGCCTCGGTGTGGCCCTAGACCCATAGCCTTGCGCTGAGGCGAGTGCGACCCGAAAGGGTCAGCAACCTTCGGAAATGGTAAGCGCCAGTTGTAAGTCATACCCCTATTCTACCAATCAGCCTGTTAGCGCTTTTTGGCAGGGGCAAGCCAGATGAGGATGGCGGCAATGGTGGCATAGCCAACAATGGTCTTAGCCTCGCCCTCCAAGAGAACCCAAGCGATGAACAAACCAACCAGGGTGAACACCTGTGCTTTGAACTCAGCCCAGAAATCCGCAAGGGCATCCAGTATCTTCTTCATTTCTATCTCCTTAGTAAAGCAACCGAAGCCATCTGACCGACAATGACTGTTCCAACAACAACCCTTTGACCGCGCTCTCGCTCGGCAGGGCTAATGTCCGCACCAATATTTCCGACAGCATTGAAGGTGTCCATGACCGCGCCAGCGACATTGCCCAGCAAAGGGATGGCGGCTAGTTCGGCTGGCAGTTCAGGGTCATCGGCTTCAGCAACAACTGCTAGAGCTTCGAGTGCTTGCTCATAGGCTGGTGATCCTTGTTCGGCGGTTGCTAGAACAGCAAAGGCTTCTTGAGTGATTACCGCTTGTTGAACTGGGCTGATGGTTTCAGGGTCAACAGTTTTGAGGTCTAGTTTTATTTCTGGCTGTGGCGGTTTAGGGGCTTCGACTGGTGGTTCAGGTGCGACTGTCGGCTTTGGCTCTGGTGTGGCTTCAGGGGTCGGCTGAGGGGCTGGTGGAGTAGGTTCTGGGGTTGGCGGTGCTGGCTCAGGAGTAGGCTCTGGCTCGGGTGCAGGTTCAGGCTCAGGCTCAGGCAATGGGATAGGCTGGGGTTGCGGTGCAGGTTCAACAACAGGAGGGGCAACAACAGGTGGCACAACAGGAATTGGGGCGGGCTCTGGCTGACTCACTGGCGGCTGGACTGGGGCTTCTGGCTCTGTGCTTGGTGCTGGGGATGGTGTGGTGGACTCCACTGGTGATGGCTCTGGGCTTTGCGGTGTTTCGGTTGGGGCTGGCTGTCCTGTTCCTGAAACTAGATTCACTCTCAAAACCTTGACAACACCGCCACAAGGATCACCGAACACCCCATTGTCGGCAGACACCTCAAAGGTGTTAGACCCGAGATAGGTTGCCAGAACAGCGCTGACATCAGCGCCACAAGTCGCATCATTCGGTGCGCCATACCAGCCAGTAACAGCAGTAAAGACTTCCCCTGCTGGGGCAGTAGCCGAAAAGAGCTGACCTTCCCAAGTGCCAGTTTCAACCACCGGCTCAGTCACAATCGGGGCAGAAAAGATTGGGCCATACCAGCCACCCCAGAAGCCCTCATCCTTGCCAGTAGCCTGAATAAGAACCTCGCCTGAAACAACAGTCTGGATAGTGACAACCTCAATGCTGTTGCCATCCCAGCGCTCGCCATTGATAGTCAGCGACCAGGTGTCAGGGATGGGGTTGCAAGTGCCGATGCAGTTAGCAATGGTGTTGTTGACTGTAATGGTCAGGGTTGAGTTATCTGCGACCTGTAAGACTTGAGAAGCTGTGCCACCGCGCCAGTCAAACTGCACCGAACCATTGTTCAGATTGCCCGAAGTTGTATCCCAAGCATAAGCCGGTTGCGCCAAGAATAAAGGGGCGAAGGCTAGAACAAGCGCAAGACCAAACCGCGCTCGCATAACTAAGCCCCGATGAGTTTGCTGAGGATGCCGCCAAGAACACCAGCGATGCCGACAATGCCAACAATCATCCAGCGAAACTGCTCAAGGGTTCTAATGCGCTTCTCATGATCGTCAATGTTGCGAAGCGACCACTCGATATGGTTAGGCAAGCGCTCATTGAGGATGGTGACCTCGCGGATAAGTTCCTGCGCCCATTGTGGCACTTGCTCAGGGGTTTGCTCAGGCATCAGCAATCTTTCTGGGGGTCAGGTTGCGTAGGCCTTTGGAACTATTTTATCAGGCGGTTAGAGCAGCAATCTCAGCATCGCTTAGACCTAGCGCACCGAGCTTAGAGATAGCCGAAGCCTTAGCGGTAGCCTTAGCTTCTGCTTCAGCATCCTGGATAGCCTTGGCTTCCGCATAAGCGGCAGCATCGGCTTCGCGCTGTGCGATCTCCTCAGCGGTCAGAGGAACAACAGTCTGTTCACCTGTGCTGCAGTCAACCACAATTTTCTGTAATACTTCAGTCATTTGTTTCTTCTTTCTAGTTAGGAAACTGTTACTCCGCCTGATGAACCCTTAGTGATTCCATACAGGGTGGCAGATGAGTATTCGGCACAAGTTCCATTGTTCATATGGAAGGTCAATTGGTTAATGGCAGTTGTCTGTGACCACAGCCCTGCCGCCATAAAAGCGAAAGCGGTTGTTCCATTGTTCTCAGCCATACTGTCTGCGCTTGCGGACTTGTAAGTTGAGCCAGCATAGTTAGGAACATAGAGAGTGCCATTGCCGAAAGTGTTTGCTGTGTAAGTGCTTACAGGGAAGGTTATGTCTACACCTCCAGTTTCAGCATATGAAGCACCGCTGCCTGTGCCTGTGCCATACAACACTCGGGTAGTGAAGTTTCCGCTTGTGTTGTTAAATCTGAACTCACCGCTGACATCTGTGCCAGTTGAGTTGCGGATACTAAAGACACACATAAGGTCTGTGAAGGTGGCTGGGATGCTGCTGAACCCAAAACTTGCTGCGCCACCCGAACCAACCGTGACGGTCTCGATTTTTGTTATAGCCATTTATGCGCTCACAATTCCATAGAGGGCGAAAGATGTTCCAGCCAACCAAGTAGAGGACTCGGCAATAACCTGAATCGAAGTGATTGCAGAAGTCGAAGCCCACCGCCCAGCCAAAGCAACAGTTCTAGTATCAGGCGCATCACCGCGACTCAGGGTTGTTTTGTGCTTGTCGGTTTGGGCATAATCCATAATGTCAATCTTGACAACCGCTTGACCACCGCTCGGGGTATAAAGCCCTGTATAAAGCGAACTCTGATTTGACTCCGCACCTGAGATTGCTGATGAGCCTGTTCCAACCATCTGAACATTGTTGTAATTGCCACCAGTATCAGAGTTGAAGCGCAAGTAACTCAAGCCATTGCCATTGCTAGTGATGCCGCCTGTTACAACCAAGCGAAGGTCGCGGTAGGTCGCAGGGATAGAGGCGAAAGTAACTGAGGCCTGAGCCGAGCCGAGTGTGAGGTTTGCAAGTGCAACCATTGCAGAAGTCATAAGTTATCCCCTTCTTATTTCAGGCCATAGAGAGAAAAGCGCGAGCCAGCAAGTATGTTCGCACCAGTTAGAAGAGTAATTGAAGTGACCGCAGCCGTAGACATCCAAACAGAAGAACCAAGCAAGATATAGTTGCTACCCGATAGCATCCTGGCAGTCTTGTATTTTGAAGTGCTACTAAAATCAAGCAAATCCCAAACACCAGCACCATAAGCGCCAGAGGTTGCATTGTTCGCATAGGTGAACATCACATAACCAGACCCAGATGTTTCACCAAAAGTTGAGCCAGATTGCACCGCTGAACCAGTTCCAAAAAGGTAATGGCTATTATAACTTGATGGCGAAGTGTCACCGTTAATTCGGTATCTGATTTCTTCATTCGCGGCAGTGCTAGAAGTTCTAGTTGTCATTCTAATTTGCAAATGCTTATAAGCAGCAGCCACAGTATTTAGGCTGGAGAAAGTAACCGAGGCACTATTTGAACCAAGAACAGTAGTGCTAATCAGTTCATAATCAGAAGCGGCTGGCGCACCAGCCGAGAAACTATTGAACCAAAGAGAACCCAGCAACTAACTAACCTGCCCGATAATCCTGTAAGCATTAGTGTCCACATACCAGACAGAAGCACCAGTGTATTGAGTGCCAAGAGTAAAAGTGCCAGCAGTGCGAGCAGTGCCATTAGCCGCAGCAGCGATGCCAGAACCAAACACTAGGGTCACGGTGCCACCATCACGGAAGACATCGAAGCGGTCATTGATAGCCATACCAGCAGCAGTGCCAATGGTAACCACCGAAGCGGTTGCATTGGTGAAGCGAATGGTTTTCCAAGCATCAGCCGATCCGACAGTGTAAGCGGTAGCGGTTGAAGCTGTGCCGAGGAAAGCACCAGTCTGGGTGACCAGGCTGTTCATGTCGGAAGCCGACAGAACATCCGCAGCACTCCAAGTCTTTTTGCCAACAAATGCCATAATTAATCTCCTTAGCCGAGTGGCCCTGTGTCTAGTCTACCAAAAACAGTGTCATCAAGAATAAATGGCACATAGTCGAGGGTCGAGAATCCGAGTGTTACCGAGTGGCGGTTGACATCGGCTGAGTGGCTGATGCTGATAACTTCCGCATACTTCTGGATGGCTGGGGCAATATTGTTCGGGGTGAACTTGATATTGCACAGTTGCCCCATTTCAATGCCCAAGATTTGGTTGGCTTCGGCGGTGCTGATTTGTCCGAGGTCAATGGTAACCGCTTCAAAGCGAAACTCTGGGTTCTGATACTGGGTGACCAGGTGGCTTGCCAAATAGTCCACATCCGCAGAGTTAGCCATGAGCAGGTCTGTGCGAGTGTAGGTCTGGATTCCATACAAGCCTTGGCTGTCTAGCCCATTGGCGATTGCTGTGCCAGCAGAAGGGATTACAGAGCCGATAACAGTCTGGTTGTAGAGAAGCTCTGAACCATAAACAACTTGCATCCCTGTGTATTTGATGCCTGTGCCATCATCGGCTAGGTTGATTGCGCTCGATCCGACAGGGCGCACCGCATTAGCATCATCGAAAACTAACCTGCCAGACTTGTCAATGAACAAGCGACCTGATTCGGTGGTTTCGATAATCTGCAAATAGTTGAGGACATTGGCATCAACCGCTTGGACATCTGCCCCGAGCAGGACTGTTCCTGTGTCAATCATTCGGTCTGCGGTTGGCCAGAGGACATCGCTAGAGTCAAGGATTGCTTCAATGCGAGCGCCTGGCAACTGGCTGGTTGCTGTGCCACCCGACAGGGTTTGGTTGGCTAGTTTCGCGAAGCCATCAGAAGCCGACACAGAAGCGGTGCTATCGCCTTGCGGTGCATAGTCTAAGTTCCAGTCATCAATCAGACCGGTGTATTGGCGGACACCATTAGAGCTGATGCGGATTTCTCGCTTAGGGATAACCTGCCCGAAGTAAGGGCTGGCAGCATAGGTTGGGTCGAAGGCGCGGTCATTGTTGTTGAAAACAATCTGGCATTGACCTGCTTGGTAGTTGTCCAACTGGCGCGACTTGCCTCGCTTGATGCTGAACCCTCGAACTCGGCTGGTGACATCATAGAATATCACACCGCTCAAGACATAGGTGGTGTTATCTAGTGCGCCCTTTACGGGGTCATCAAGAGTGAAGAAGTTACCGACCGAAGCCGGAAGGTCGAAGCCTAGCTCTACTAGTTCAGTTGTCATCAGATAGCCAGCACTCTGCTAAGACCATTGGTTAGCCCCTGCTTGTTTGCGGTCATCAAAGCATTAGTCACAAGGCTAGGCAGGGTTGCCTGGTCGGTGATGGTGTTGGCATTGATGGTGACATTGTAGGTGGCAGCAAGGCGCTTCTCATAGGAGTCTGGTGAGCGCACAGGGTCAATGCCGCCGATGCTTTCTAGCCAAGTTGCATATGACTGTGGCGAGCGCTTCGGGTCAGGTCGGCTTGTCAGGTCTAGCGAGCGCTGGGCGCTCATGCTAGTGGTTGCCATGGTGCTAAGGGTTGAACCCATCGCCGCGCCTAGGGAAGCCTTGAACTGTGAAGTGAACAGTGAAGCCATAGCGGTTGCGGTGTCAATGAGCTTCTGATCATCTGAGCGCAAACCATCAATGAATGAGTTGGTGATATCTTCACCAAGCGCATAAAGGATTGGGGTTGAAGTCGCGGCAATGTCCGAGCCAGCCTTTTCCAACTCGCCAAACAAACCATTGAGTTCCTTGACCGCACCAGCACCACCGGCAATGATGGCTTCGGCAGTAGCATTGCCAGCCTCAGCACCACCCTCAACAATCTGCTTGAACAGGTTGCCATTTAGACCGAGGCTCTTCAGCTTGGTTAGGTTGGCAGCGAAGGTCTTAGTCTTGTCCACCAGTTTCTTGAAACTGTCAGCAAGGCCGCCAGAAACAACCTCGTCAAAGGTCTGGCTAGTAGTGAGCGCAATGCCATTGACCATGCGAGTCACAGACTTAGTGACCTGCTTGGTTTGAGTTTCAAGCATCGAGTTGATATTCAGCGACCCCATCACTCCAGAGGTCACCGACTGGGCAATGCTGATCTTCTTCGCTAGGACATCGCGCTGTTTAGCAATGCCCTGCAGTAGCACCTTCTCGCGGTCAGCATAAGCATTGAGGGAAGCCAGCGCCTTAGCGCCAATCATTCCATTCTCAAAAGCCTCATTAGCCGCTTGCTTGATATTGTCAAAGGCTTCAACCGCTTGCTGTTCAAACTCGCCCAGCGCTGGTGATGGCTTGAAGGCTGCTTGGAAATCCTTAGCAGTCTGAACAAAGCTCTTGTTGAAATCTTCAATCGAAGCCTTGAGTGAATCATAGGCTTGGCGAGCTTCATCCGCTGCTTGCTTCAAAGCAGCCAGCATCGCCTCGCGAGCCTTATCAATCGGCTTGGTTTTCTTAGTCTTTGTGGTTGTGTCACCACCCATAGGGTCAACTAGGCTCGGGTCAAGTTTGAACTCTTTGAGGGTGTCAACACTAGAGGCAAGGCTTTCAACCTTTGTGTCAATGCTGCCAATCATTGCATCGGTAAGAACAAAGGCGGCAGCACCTGTCGCGGCAGCAGTTCCACCGAGGACTAGGGCTTGTTGCCAACTCTTAGCGCTAGTGACTGCCTTAGTAATATACTCACCAATGGCTGTTGCCTTGATGACCGCATAGATGCCCTTGGCAACCGCAAAGACAGTTCCCATAGCCTTCGCCCACAAAGCAACACCGGCAACAGTCTTGACAAGCCAAGTGTTATCCAGAAGCCAAGAAACAAAGCGACCGACATTCTCAGCAACCACACCAAAGATTTGAGCAATCTTCGCAATCTGCGCCTGTCCAGGAGGCGAAGCCAACCAGTCTGCAAAGTCATTCAGCATCGGCATCAGATAGACACCAATGGATTCTTGCAACTCCCCGATGATGATGTTCATTCGCTGGAATGGGTCATTGTTGGCAGCGGTTTCTGCCATGCCACCGAACTGCTTTTCTAGTTCGCCAAGTGGATCTTTAGCATTTTTCAGGCTAGGGATAAGTTTGAGAAGAGAGGTGGTTGAACCGCCGATGGCTTTACCCAAAGCAAGCGACACAGAGCCGAGGTCTTTTCCTGTGCCAGCAGCGACATCCAAAGCAAGGCTGGTTGCAGCGGTAGCCTGACCAATGTCGGAAGTCGAGCGCAACAAGGTGGCAAAGGCGGGGCGGATCTCATCATCAGCAACCGAAGCCATCAGTTGCATTTCCTTGATGGATTGCTCTACTGCTGCAGTCTGCGCATCAGTCGCGCCAACAGTATTCTTCAACTGGTTAGCAAGGATCGCCTGGCTCTTGCTGTCCTCAACCGCAGCCTTAGCCGAAGCCTTCAGACCTGTAGTGATAGCAGCCAAACCAACAGCAACACCAGCGGTTGCTAGGATGCCCTTGAGTGAACCGCCGAGTTTGCCAAACTCTTTCTGTGCATCCTTGATGCCCTTGTTATCAAATACCGCTTTTAGAGGTAAGAGGATAGAGGTAGCCATTAAATGCCTTTCGAGTTGATGCGAGTGAAAGCATCGCGCAAAATCTTTTCGATGGCTTCGCGAGCTGCAGGAATTGACTTCTCAGCGGCTGGCCATATAAAGCGAGAAGCCGAGCCACCAATCTTTTCTTCAATACCGCGGAACTGACCATTGACCTTGTGACGGCGAGTGCCACCCTTGTAAGAATATTCCCGAGTGTAACCCGAACCCTTGTAACCGGCATTGCGGTAGCGACCCGAGCGCCCACCCATGTCGGCAAGAGTAACTGCAGGGTTGCCGACCTTGACTCGCACAAGGCTAGTGGTGTTAGAGCGACCCGACTCCGAGGTGCGGAACTGAGGCTTGACATCCATTAGCTTGTGAGAGCGACCCTTAGCATCAATGGCATTGTTCCAGTTCAGGCGCGCACCTGGTCGAAGCATACCGCTGTTAGGGGTTACCGAACCGATGGCACTTTTCACCGCGCTGACAGTCGGGGCAGCAACCGCTTTGGCATCTCGCAGTAGCTGAGTGCGAAGCATCGGATCAATCTCTTTGAGTCGGCGCTGAAGGTTGCGCACATCGGTGACAGATAGGTTGCTCGCCTGACTACTCCCGAAGGTAGCGATTTGGAATTGCAGCAGACTGGCCATGCTTCTATTCTACCGCTCGAAGAAATCTTTATTTATTTGCTTGCTTGCTATGAAACTTGTGCTACAGTTTCTTTATCAGCACCACAAACTGAAAACAAAGGGAGAACAAAATGCAGACCATTTACACCACCGACATCCTAGACAAGCCAGCCATTCACAGAAGCGGCGAGGATTTTGTTATCTATCAGCCGACCGCCCCATTCCTAGACTCGCATGGTCTAGTGGTTGCCCAGCTAATTCAATACACAGATGGCGAACTAGAAACCACCTCATACTATTCGCGAGGCTGGGCTTACTGGAACTTCTTAGACATCGAGGGTGACAACTTCGAGATTGCTAATGAAGCAATGGACACAGAGCGCTACCTATTCGGTGACATCGACATGACCATCTCATTTGCCAGTGAAACAGTCGAGCAGATTGCCACCGACACAATCCCACACAGCAACCCATACTGGCAGATGCTAGTCCTTCGCCTCGCCTATGGTCAGATTACCAATGGCAAAGAGTTCAATGACATCCTTGCCAACTCAAGCCACACCCCCGAGCAGATTCAGCGGATGCTAGACCTAGCCGCCGGTGCGATCCTGCAAGGAACAGAGTTGCGACTCACAGGACTCAAAACAATCTAGACAGAAGAAAACCCCCCGAGATAATCAGGGGGTTTTCTTTTAGCCTCTGGGCAGGTTACGGCTAACCAAGTATCTGCCCATTGTCCAAAGCATCCGCTCACTCTCCTGCATAAGCACTTGAGGGGCGATGCCTGTTTCACAAGCAAGGCTGGCGATAAACCAATGAGCAGAACTATCGCCAAGCCCGACTATTTTGGGGAAGACTCAGGCCCTACCGAAGCGACATCCGCCAACCAAGCATCGAACTCTTTGCTGGTCAGTTTCTGTCGGCTCAGAGAAGTCCAGGCAAGCCAGACTAGGTGAGTGAACTTCATTTCAGACTCGAGCTTAGTAACACTCAAGTTGAACTTGTCCTCGAAAGCAACAAGATCAGGGGCGGTCGCAGAAACTTCCTGCGACTCACCAGACACAAACTCAATGCGCAGGTTAATCTTCATGAGTTAGAGTCTAGCCCTGATTAGGCAGTTGCGCGAGTTACAGTGCCAGAAGTTGGCCAAGTAACCGAAAGGGTTGCTAGGTCACCAACTGATGAAGCGAAAGGCTGGTATGAGTTGCACAGCGCAATTGCGGTGTAGCTCGGGTTGGTGCTGCTCACCGATGAGGAAGTCGGGGTGATGACAACAGTTGCCGCAGTGTTGAACAGTGGGAACAGGGTTGCATCAACCGCACCAGCACCGAAGTCCTGGTTGAAGTTTAGGGTGATTGAACCAGACTTCAGACCGCCAGTGACGGTGCGCCACTCTCCGCCGAAGGTGGTGGTGTCAACCTCATCAGCCGAAAGGCTTAGGTCAACAGAGGTAAGCGATGACGAAAGGTTAGTGCCATTGACAGTCACCTTGTAATCAGTAGCAACAAACTTTGCCATTGTATTTCTCCTAGTTAGTTAGCCTGGACAACTAAGTCAAACTCAGCAGCCAAGTAGGTATTTTCCGCTATGGTAATTGATCCATAGTTTCTCATGCCGGTCACTGTGCAGTCATAAGCATTTCCGCTCAGTGTCCTATCTGATTCTACCGCAACCTTGATAGATGCCGACCCTGTTGGGGAACAGTAAGCATCTAGGCTTGCTTGCGAAGTGCGCTCAGATACGCGCCCAACAACCACAGTGACTGTGAAGTTGTAAGTATTTAGACCGCCAGTAGAGAAGCTCTTGTGATAGTCAACAGTGCTTGGGGCAATGATGGCATAAGGCGGATTCACATTGTCAGGAATAAAGCCGGTGCTTGAGGTGCGAAGCCCTGAGATAGTTCCGAGGTTGGTTGCTATCCCTGTGCGAAGTGAAGCAATCGAAGCCATTAGGCAAACTTCACAATCTTGTATGGGTCAACCAACTGGGCAACATCTGGGTCTAGCTTTGAGCCGACTCGCATGAAGCCGAGGTCTGGGCTGGATAAGACACCAAGCGGTGAGTCTAGGCGCTTGAAGATTCGGCTTGCCTGAATGATACAGGCTTGCTTGATGGCGATAGGGATGGCAGCCCAACCCCAAACACCAGTGACCTTGACTAAGCCCTCGCCATTTAGGAAAGGGAAGGTGTAGTCCTGGATTGCTCGCAGACCATTGTAAGGAACAGCCAACCCATCAACTCGGCCATTCAAAGGCAGAAGCTCATAATCGGTGGTTGCCCAAATGGTGTCATAAGAACCATCTGCTGAGAAGTCGGTGGCAACTTCGGTGATGCTGGTCGCATCATCAATCTGGCAAACAAAGTCATTGTCGGCTGCGAAGTAGCGAGCGGTCGCTGATCCTTGGGTGTAGAAAGAGCGCGCGGTGTAAGCATCTAGAAGGCGGCTGGCGGATTCAATAGCCATCTCAAGCAGTGAGTCATCAATGGTGTCAGTGATGCGCAGGGCAGCCTTTACCTCTGCAAGGGTTGAGTAACCATTTGTAATCGCCATGCTTCTATTCTATCGCTTGGCTAGTCTTGCCTTTATCTCGGTGCTAGAGATGCCAGCGGTGTAAGGAATATAAACAAGCCCGATGCCGCGCTCATCCAACCAGTCTTGGTCAAAGCCCATCTGGGTGTAGTAGTCGCGCCTTGCCCAGTCCGAACCAATCACAATCAGATCAGGCTTGACATACTCAATGGCTGGCTTGCTATCTGCGCCACCGACATTAGGGATAACCTCATCAACCCATTTCAAGTGCATCAGTGCGGCAGCTCGCTCGGCATAATTCATGACTAGCCCCTTGCCCTTATAGGCGAGGATAAACTCATCAGTATTTAGAGCAACAGTTACCTTGCCATCTGGCCCTGCCAGTTCTCGGCACTTCTTCAGGAAGTCACCATGCGCCCAGTGGAGGAGGTCAAAAGAACCGCCAGTATACACAGTTAATCCCATCGGTTTGCCCTTCTAGTCTTGAGAGTCCAGCCGCCTTGACTGAAATCACCTTCGGCTTGCTTGTCATCGAACAGGCGCATATTCGCCCCGAAACTGCGATGGTTCATTTCCTGATAACCGCTGTTTAGGGTTGAGCTGTTGTCATGATGAACAACCGCATCAATGGTTTTGATAGGCACACCATGGTGGCGCACTCGGCGCTCAAGGTCATTGTCATCATAGTAAAGCGGATAAAAGCGCTCATCATAAAGCCCCACCTTGTCCACCATGCCCTCACCGAAAACAACCGCAGACCAGGCGGTGTTGATCTGCAGGAAGTTCAGAGCCTGAGTGTCCACCTCGGCGGCAATCTTCTCCAAAGCACCAGCCTCAAAATAGGCATCATCATTCACCAGAAGCCAGTAGGGGGCATAAGGGGTTGCCTTGATAATCAGATTCCAAGCGCCGACCAAACCCAGCCCAAAGGGCATCCTGAGAGTCCACAGGTGTTTAACAGAATCGGGCTTCTTAGGGGTGTAGCCGACCGAGCCAAGACCCGAGTTGTCAATGATGACCAGATGCTCGACAGGGTAATCAATCGAAGCAAGCAAGCGGTCAGCAAGGTCAAACCGCTTCAAGGTGCAGAAGCCGAGAACAGGAATCATTTGTTTAGCAAGCGACCGATAACCGGAAGCCAGTGCTTCTGCCAGACAGTTTCGACATCGAACTGTTTAGCGAAATCAACCGCAACCTGGCTAGTGCCTCGCTCGGCTTGGTAAGCCTCCTCAAGCGCATTGACAATCGAAGGAACTAGGGGAACTTGCCAGATAGCATTTTGCCCAGCATCCCACATAGGCTGCCCCTCAACCATCCAAGAATCCTCACCCAGAAGGTCAGGGGTTGCACCCCAGCTAGAACCAATCACCCGAGTGCCACAAGCCTGAGCCTCGATGGTAGGGATACCAAAGCCCTCACCATAGGAAGGCGCAAGTAAGACATCCATCGCGCTGTAAAGACCAGCCAAGGTTTGCTGGCTCATGCCATAGCGGTAATCCACAAAAGGCGGAAACATGACAGCCTCTTTAGGAATCCCAAAAGCCTGAAGCATAGGAATCAACTGCCAACCGCCCTGAGTTCCCAGCGGATCGGTGTGCATATACAAGACAGCATCAGGGTGCTTCTGGCGGAAGATAGAGAAAGCCAGCAAGTTCTCGCTGAAAGCCTTGCGGTGAATCAACCCCGAAGCCTTATTAGCCGAAACCATCCCCACAACAAACTCATCCTTCAAGCCCATATAGTCGCGAGCAGGTTGCCCCTCAATGGTTGCAGTCGGCTTGTAAATCTTGGTGTCAATGCCATGAGGAACATACTCGCACTCAATGCCCTTAGCTTCCATCTGGCGAACACCATTCGGGGCCATAGCAATCGGGGTGACATGGCTCTGCCTTAGAAAAGCCTCAACCTTTGGAGGCATAGAAACATGGTCAAGCGGAGTCCACCAACCCATATTGATTTTCTCCCACTGCTTACCCTGAATCACCCAGCAGTCATAAAGACCGATAAGGGCATCAGGCAAGTTAGGGTGCTGGGCTTTGAAATGAGCATGGTGCATAGGGCCGACATCATTCGAGTAGGCTTCAGAACCGCGAGGGTAATGAGGGATGCTACCGAACTTAGTCTGATAGGTGCTTAGGTTACCCTCAAGCCCATAGTTGGAAAGAGCCGCCACCTTAGCGCCATCGCGCTTCAAGCGGTCAACAAGGTAACCAGCTTGTTGCCCATAACCTGTCGGCTGATCAGGCGAGTTAGACCAGACAGAAATAACACCATTGATTTTTGCTTTGCTCATTTATTCCCTTTCATCCCTTACACTCTAGCAAAGTATCAGGGTAAGAGGAAACCCCCCGATGCCTACGCACACCGAGGGGCTTCCAGTCATACCCGAGGGTTGGCTTCTTACGAAGCGCCGCCCTTGAAATACTTGATTGATGAGGCATGGGTTAGGCCACCATCGATGCGAGTCAGACCGCGGTAGTAAACCGAGTCAGTGTTGAAGCCATATTCTGATGACTGGTCAACACGGATTCCACCTGCGACTCGAACCTTAAATGCACTTAGATCACCAAAAACAATGCTCTTTGCGCCAGTAGCGACAGCAGCCAAGTTTGGGTTCTCGAAGGTGCGGTAACCAAGAAGGGTAGCAGCCTGACCAGGAACAGCAGAGTCAGTCCAGATATAGTTTCCAGCGCCATCCTTCATCTTACGAGCCGCAGCGATTGCGGTGGTAGACATCTGGAAACCAGCTGAAGGAAGCAGACGAAGTGAACCATCGATTGAATAAACAAGGTCGATTAGGTTCTCATAGGTTGCAGCGCCTGATACACCAGTGCCACCAGTTACAGCTGAACCAGCAGCAGCAACTAGGTTAGTGGTTAGAGCAGAGTTGGTCTGTAGACCGATTGCGCGACCGAGTTCGCCGGCAATATAGTCTGAAATGTTGAAACCTGCATCGCTGACAAGCTCCTGAGCGATTTGCACCATCGCCCCGTACTTGTAAGCTGACAAGGTGAGGCTGGCAAATGTCGGGTTACTTTCGGTAATCGCTGAACCTGCTGCAACTGAACCTGCTGATGAAATGGCTGTTACTGTCGGGATTACAAGGTTCTCACCGCTGGCGGTGTTGAATACCTCAGAGGTCGAAAGCATAGGCCCGATTAGGGAAGCCACCTCGAACACTCTGTTGTAAAAACTCGCGCCCACAGTGTTCGAGCTAGGAACTAGCGCGGCACGGGTTTCGCGGTTGAACTCATGTCCGCGAACTTCACCGCGAGCGATTGCGCGAAGCAAGTCTGCATCGGTTGAGGTTGCAGCGGTTGCAGGTGCGAATGAAGCAGCAGCCTCAGTTGCCTGAGATGCGCGCTCTTCGATGCGCTGTGCGGTTGCGATTGAAGCATCGCGCTGTGCGATGTCTGCCTCTAGGCGCTCAATCTTCTGGATTTCTTCGGCTGATAGTCCGCGCTTCTCGCCATCCGCAAAGTCAATAACTTCGCGCATCTGGGCAACAAGGTTTGAGCGAACTTCTGCCTGGTTCTTGATGAACTCTGACATAGTTGTTTCCTTTGTTAAATTGATTTAGGGGATTCTGCCGAGGAACTCTGAACAGACACAGGCCGAGGAACTCAGAACCTAGTTATATTCTACAAGGTTGCTACACAGTCGCTTAAGGTAAAGGAAAACCCCCCGAGCGAAAGGGAAAAACTCTCGGGGGGCGAACTCGCAAATAGGGGTTAGCGAGTTTCCTTCACAGCAGTAATGCGCACTTCTTTGGGCGCACTGCTGGAGTTTAGTAGGTCAATCAGTTCCTTGACAGCGCCCACTTCTGGATCGCCAGCAACTTCCTTGATGACTTCGATTGCGGTTTTGATATCTGCTGGGGTAGCCATTAGTTTCCAATCTCGGCAAGCGCGAGCTTTGCCTTATAGAGAGCAGTGATGTCACCTTCGGTTTCTTTAACTTCTGGCTCTTCTGTCTTAGTTAGTTTACCAATAACCGCACCGATTAGTGCGCCCTGCTCTGGGTCTAGTTCTTCGCCTGACTCAATCTTCAGCAAGGCTTCAGCAAGTAGGTCGGCTGAGATGGTGTCTACTGCTCGGACTGCGATAGTGCCAGAGGTTTGCTCATATGCTGGGGTGGACACAATGCTTGCCTCGAAAAGGTCAACATCTTCTAAGTAGCGAGTGCCACCATCCTGTGACCAAGAGTCCTTCTTGACTGCGAATCCAAAAGACATTGCATCGATTGTGCCAATTTTGATGAGAGTCGCAATATCGCGCCCGAGATTTGTGTCAGGCAAGGTCGCGGTGACTCGCAGGCCAATCTCATCTTCAACCATCTGAAGCGAACCATTGCGAGTTGAGGCTAGAGGGTTTGAGGTGTCATGATTCCACAGAAGCATCATGCGAGAGCGCGACTGAAGTGAGCGCTTGAAAGCACCAGGCTTGACAATCTCAGTGAAAGGTAGTGGGAGGCTTGGCTGACCAAAGACTGCCGCATAACCGGTGAAGGTGCGACCATCGCCCTCAGCTCGCAACTCGACATGGTTAGTGCGAACCTCGCGACCGCCAATAGCGCGACCCTCAACAGTGCCTTCAAGTTTTGCCTTGATTGAATAGGCAACCTTAAGCCACTTAGCGCGAGCCTCATCCATTACTAGATCAGTCATAGTGCCTCTCTCTTCTTCCCTAATTCTAGCAACAACCGATTCAGCAAATGCTAGGGTGCGCTCTGCTGCTCGCTTCGATGGCCCTGAACCCCAAAGCAAATGGGCAACAACACCAGGCGAAGGGTAGTTCTCAGAAGAAGGGTCAGCATCTGGGCTGTCAAGGTCTACAAGGTGGCGAGCAATCCAAGCGGCAATGCGAACCCACTTGTCATCGCTAATCTCACCCTCAGCCATCGCTCGGGCTTCGCTGATAGTGCGCTCAACAACACCATCACCAGCAAGTCCCTCAGCATAGTATTCAAGTCCGCGCCGAGCTGCTGCTCGCATATAAGCCGGTGCGCCCTCATTGATTGCGCGAACCTGCTCAAGGATTGGCTCAGGCTGGTCGGTTTCGATTTCCTCGAACTTCTCAGCAATCATCTCAGGGCGAGCAATCTTCTCGAGCTTCAAGACATTCATGATAAGGAACTTATCGGTGGCAGTGAAAATGCCATCCTCTTCCTCATACAGTTTTAGAACAGCCATCTGCCCCTTGGTCATCTCGACCTCTGCAAGAATCTCAGGGTCAAAGACATTCCAAGAAACATAATCACCAGGCTGGAGGGAATCTACCGCAGCGCGCTCGCCAACAAACTCCTCATCGGTGTTGATGCTCACCGCAACAGCCTGATCAATCGCTGACTGTTTGGTGTCATGGCAACCTAGCACAGCGCCAGCCTCATCCTCAACAGCCCAACCTGAACAGTCTGGATTTTCTTTGGTAATGAAATATGGCATTTAGTTATCCCATCTGAGCCAAGATACGGCATGGTTTTCTGTGTCGGAAACAATCCAAAGGCTTTGCAAAGGTGGCACAAGGATTTGCACAGTTTGACCTGCGCTGAGTTTCATGCCATTGGCGAGAGTCACATTCGGGCCACCAATCAGCAACTTGGTTGTATTGCTGTCATTCTGAATAATCAGATTCTGGTAGTTGTTACTAAGCCCATCAATTTGCTGGGCGGTAGTGCCGACAGTCATCTGCCCCGAAGTGATAGCCATTAGACCCCATAAACCGATGCAGGGTTCTCAGGGTCAATGGTGTTGACCGCTTGCAACTGGGTCGAAGGCACACCGCTGTGGGCGATCGGTGCGATACCGAAAGCCTTGAGCGCATCCTCTGGGTTGAAGCCAACCTGAATCAAAGCCTTGACCATCTCAATCTTTCCTTGCTGTTCTGGCAAGTTAGAAGCCGATAGGTTGACATTGGCTAGTGGCACTCGGTAAACATCGCCACCATCAACAGGTGTCATGTCCTCGATGCGGCGCACATCATTGATGCTCATGAAGCCAGACTGCAAGCCGGTCGCATAGCCGGTGATTCGGCTGTTGAAGTCACCGCGAAGTAGACCATCCACATTGAACTTGATAAAGGCTTGCTCAGGCAACAGGCGAGAGTAAGACCATTCGAGCTTCTCGATATAAGGGCGCAGGGTGTGCTGAACAAACTGAATAGCCGACTGCTCAACTGATGAGTAACTCTGTGAGCCAGGCACATCCAAGAAGTGCAGAGGAATATTGAACAGGCGAGCAACCTCTTCGACAAAGAATCGGCGCGACTCAATGAACTGGCTCTGATCATTCTGAACCGACATATCCTTGACAGTTGCACCGCCAGAAAGAACCGCAGCGCGACCAGACTTGCGCCAACCACCATGGCGGTTAGACATCGAATCCGACAACTGGCGAGCCTGATCAGGAGTGATATTGCCAGGCACTTCAACAACCATCGAACCAGAAACACCTTGACCAAAGAAGGTCGCGGCGAAGTCTTGCAGGGCAATGCCCAAACCGAGGGCTTCGCGCAAGCGGTCAACTCGGCTCATGCCAACAATCGCGCCAGGCTCAAGCAGGTCAGTTAGGTGCATAACCTCATCGCTGGTCAGCACCTTCTCTTCGCCCTCATAGTGGAACAGTTTGCGCCCGATAGCAGAGCGAGTCACTTCCATTTTTTGAGGGTCAAGAGCTACAAGGTTGACAACATCACCGCGGTTGTTGCGGAAGATTCGGACATAAGCATTGCCCCAGATAAGCAAAGACACAAGCACTTGCTGGTAGTGAGCAGAGCGAGTCTGGTCAACATCAGGCTGATCAACCCAAGAAGGGCGAGGGCGGTAAGGCTTGCGGTTACCATCAATGCGCTGGTAAGCATCCACAGGCAAAGTCGAAATGGTGTCCGAGATTAGGCTGACCGCACTAAAGACAGGGATGAGGCTAAATGCTGTTTTGGCATTGACCATGGTGTTTGAGTTGTTGCCCAAGACAACATCACCACCCATGCCCCAAACAGTTTGGAATGAAATGGCGCGATCTTCGCGCTTGAACCTATCAAAGAAGTTTGCCATCTATACCTGCCTAAAAGAAAAACTGCGGAACAATCTCCTCTTCCATTCTAGCCGAAGCCCTATCATAAGCCATCATCAAAGCAATAGCATTGTCAACCTTGAGTTTAGGTTGCTTGTAATCCTTGGTTATTCGCCCACCGCGAGGGTCAATCTTTAGGATGCAGTTGTCAATATGCCGAGCAAGTGCAGGGTCACCATCATGGATAATCTTGCCAGTCATGATGCCATCCATCAGCTTCGAGGTTGCTGGCACAGTTCGCTCAGGTGAGTTGCGAAACATCACCACAGGGATGCCGGACTCTTGCCACAGCAACAACTCATCAAACCAATAGGAAGGGTCACAGGCCATCTCTCGCATCCGAGGGAACTCGGTGTGAAACTTCATCAGCCAGGCGGTCACCTCATCTTTGCTAACTCTCCAAGAGTCATCATCAATAGCGAAGTTCTTTTCCCAAGAGGCAACTCGCTTCACTCGGTAAGGCTCGCCCTCGGCTTGAGGCAGGGCAACCGCAACCACAGAAGTAGAGTCACCAGACCAAGAACCATCGAAGCCCAGCACATACTCGGTGTCAGGGGTTAGTTCCCAATCCTCAGACAGCGCATCCCAAGCACCGGCTGGCAACCAAGCCATCTTGCTGTTTACCCATTGATTCAGTCGCTTAGTGCGGAACTCAGCCTCGGGGGTTCGGCGCACAGCAGAAGCAAAGTCCTCTTCCGAAACTAGATCACCGAAACCAGGATTGCAGGATGCCCAAGTTTCAGGTAATCGGTGGTCGGCATCCTCATCGGCTTCCCACCAAGCCATGAAGAAGGAAGGGTCAACCACTTCACCCGAAGCGACCTGCTTGCCATACTGGTAAAGGCTGTAAGCAATAGAGTCTTGCCCTGTTGAATCGGTGCGAGTTCCAGCGGTAGTCACACAATAGAGCTGCCCAAGTTTGCCTCGGTTACCCATAGCCAGCGAGAACACATCAAACAGCGCTCTGTCCTTGTGAGCATGGAGTTCGTCAATGATGACACAGCTGGGGTTATAACCTTCTTTAGAGTAAGCCTCAGCAGAAACAACCTTCATCACATTGCCAGAACTAGGCACAAACACAGAGTCCTTATAGACATTGCATAGTTCGCCCAGTTCGGAATCCACAATCATGCGCTTGCACTCTTCAAAGATGATTCGAGCCTGTTCCTTTTCAGCCGCAGCGATAATGATTTCAGCACCATTCACACCCTCAGCAAACAGCTTGAAGATGGCAACCGAAGCAGAAGCCCAGGCGCTCTTGCCCGACTTGCGCGGCATCCCGACCAAGACTGTCCTGAAGTTCAGGTCACCATTCTCATCCCGAGCATAAACAGCCCGAGTTAGTTCCTTCTGCCAGTCGCGGAAAACCAGAGTCTGACCGCGAGAGCCAGCGATGCCATCCTTACCAATCGAACCAAACAACTCAGCAAAGTCAACAGCCAAGTCACCATCGCCCCTAGCCGAATCCGCAGGGTCAACAGGAGTCAGCCACTTAGGCGGCCATGCTTTAGTTGCGGTCATTCTTCTTCGCTAGTAACTCTTCAAGTTTGGTCTTAGTCTTAGCCGACACCA